GACAACATTAGGAGCAGGCTAATGCCTATGGTCACATCTAAAGATGGCAAGAAACGCCATTTCGCATATTCCAAAGAGGGTTTCAAAGCGGCTAAAGAATACGCCAAACAAACTGGCGGTCGCTTTGCAATGGGTAACATGAAGTCAAAGATGGCTAAGAAAAAGGAAAAGCTTAATGCCTAAGAAAAAAGGCAAGGGCTATGGCAAGTAAGTTCAAGCGCGTCCCGAAGGACAAGAGCGGCCTGCCGAAAAAGTATGTAGCCGGTTCGTCTAATCCTGAGAAGACACGCGCTGAGATAAAGCGCACCCGGCGTCTGTACAAGCGCGGGTTGCTTACGCCAGCCATGATGGACCGCATCAGTGAGCAGAGGAGTAAGACGTAATGCCCAGCTTCAAAGGCATCCCCGGTTCCAGCCGGTTCAGCGCAGACAAGCTCAACAAGGTCTACCGCCGGGGCTTGGGTGCGTATTACTCAAGCGGCTCACGTCCTAAAGTATCCGCGCACCAATGGGCAATGGGCCGGGTTAAGTCTTTTGTATCCGGCAAGGGTGGTGCGCGTAAGGCTGATGCAGATATTCTGAAGGGCAAGAACAAAGATGCGTAAGGAACACAAAAACCCGAAGGGTGGTCTGACCGAGGCCGGGCGTCAGCATTTCAAGCGCACCGAAGGGTCCAACCTTAAAGCCCCGGTTAAGCGCGGCACCAACCCGCGCCGCATTTCTTTTGCCGCCAGATTTGCTGGCATGAAGGGTGCCGAGAAAAAACCGGATGGCACACCAACCCGGCTGGGTCTGGCCCTACGCGCATGGGGCTTCCGCTCAAAAGAAAGTGCGCGTAACTTTGCACAGAGGCACAAAAAGTCATGATGACACCAGCAGATATCATCAAGCGGCATGAGTTGGCGCAGCGGCGCAAGGACAACTGGCGGCAGATATACGAAGATTGCTATGAGTTCGCTTTGCCACAGCGCAACCTGTATGACGGCTTTTACGAAGGCGGCAACGCACCCGGTCAGAATAAGATGGCACGGGTCTTTGACAGTACAGCCATCAACAGCACACAGCGTTTTGCCAACCGTATTCAGAGCGGTTTGTTCCCGCCGCAATCAAAGTGGTGTCGCCTTGAGCCGGGTTCGGATATCCCGGAAGACCGGCAGATTGAGGTGCAGCAGGTTCTGGATATCTACTCAGAGAAAATGTTTGACCTGCTGCGGCAGACCAACTTTGACTTGGCTATGGGTGAGTTTCTGCTTGACTTGGCTGTCGGCACTGCCGTGATGCTGGTTGAAGAGGGCGATGAGACTACCCCAATCCGCTTCACCCCGGTGCCGCAGTATCTGGTTGCGATTGAAGAGGGTGCGCACGGCAAGGTCGATAACGTGTATCGCCGTCTGCGCATGAAGGCCGAGGCTATCGCACAGCAATGGCCTGACGTAGAGCTGACCGACAAGCTCAAGCGCATGATTGATGAAAAGCCAACAGAGCAGGTTGAGCTGATTGACGCGACCGTTCTGGACCCAGAGACAGGTGAGTTCTATTACTATCTCATCGAGAAAGAGGGCAAGGCGCAGTTGCTGGAACGCAAGCTGAAGAGCAGCCCGTGGATTGTGGCGCGGTACATGAAGGTTGCTGGTGAGGTGTACGGACGCGGTCCGCTGGTCACAGCTATCCCCGACATCAAGACGTTGAACAAAACACTTGAGTTGCTGTTGAAGAACGCCAGCTTGTCCATTGCTGGTGTATACACAGCCGCTGATGACGGCGTGTTGAACCCGCAGACCATTAGCATCCGTCCCGGTGCAATCATCCCGGTGGCGCGTAATGGTGGACCGCAGGGTGAGAGCCTGCGGATGTTGCCACGGTCTGGCGACTTTAACGTGTCGCAGATTGTCATCAACGACTTACGCATGAATATCAAAAAGACCCTGCTGGATGACACACTGCCAAACGACAATATGTCTGCCCGGTCAGCAACGGAAATCAGTTTCCGCGCACAAGAGCTGGCACAGAACTTGGGGTCTGCGTTTGGTCGCTTGATTACAGAAACCATGATGCCGTTGGTGTCACGGGTGCTGTCTGTCATGGATGACCGGGGCTTGATTGAACTGCCGCTTGAGGTGAACGGGCTACAGGTCAAGGTCACCCCGGTTGCGCCTATCGCACAAGCGCAGAACATGGGCGACATCGAGAAGATATTGCAATGGGTAACATCTGCCGCGCAGCTTGGGCCGGAAGGCCAGATGGCTGTCAAGACAAGTGCCATCGTTGACCATGTCGCGGACCAGATGGGTATCCCGGCATCACTGCGTACCACGCCAGCAGAGCGTGAACAGATGATGCAACAGGCAATGGAAGCCGCGCAGATGGCGGCACAAGCGCAACAGGGTGAGCCACAGCAATGATTGTAGAGGGATGGGACGGTCTGCGTTCAGTAGAGCCGCAGACACGCAAGACACAGCAAGACAACCAAGACGATATTGACAGGTTGTATCTGCGCGTATTCGGCAGTGAGGATGGGCAGAAGCTACATGACCATCTGCGTTCACTGACGATAGAGCAGCCCACTTGGTATCCCGGTGAGGACGCCTCACACGGTTTTGCTAGGGAAGGGCAAAATTCACTTGTCCGCGAGATAGAGCGGCGCATTGACAGAGCGAGGAAACTATGAACGAGACAGAAGGACTGATGGCCCAAGCGCAGGTTGAAGACCAAAGCGAGGATAACCAGCAGCCAGAAGAAATCTCACATCTCCAGCCAGAGGCTGGTCCACAATCACTTGATGAGGTAACGGTTGCCTCAGAAGGCGAGGACGTAGAGTTTGAGCGTCCAGAATGGTATCCAGATAAATTCTGGAACGATGAAGAAGGCCCGGACTTGGAGAACCTTGCCAAGTCATACAACGAGCTTCAGAAGAAGTTTAGTCAAGGCAAACATAAAGCCCCGGAGCAATACGATGAGGCGGTTTTTAAGGATGCTGGCATTCCAGAAGATGATGAGCTGTATAACACTTACAAGGACTGGGCGAAGGATAACGGTATCAGTCAAGATGCTTTTGATACACTTGCGTCTAAGTTTATTGAGCTTGCTGGTGGTGAAGCCGAGGCGGCTAAAATTTCGCATGATGAGGAGTATGCGAAACTTGGAAAGAACGCTGATGCGACTATTAAATCGATGACCGATTGGGCGCAGGGTCTTGTTCGCAAGGGCGTGTGGTCAGAGGATGACTTTGAAGAGTTCCGCATCATGGGCGGCACTGCACAGGGTCTGAAGGCATTGCAGAAAGTGCGCAGCTATTACGGTGACCGGCCTATCCCGGTTGACCTTACCCCGGTCGGTGATGCGCCATCTAAGGAAGAGCTGAACGCAATGGTTGGCGACCCTAAGTATGTCAGTGACCCGGCGTTCCGTGCCAAAGTTGAAAAGATGTTTGAGCGCGCCTACGGCACGCAAGAATACTCTGCTATCTAAATGATACGACACACCTTGCGGGGTGTGTCGTTTTTTGTTATTTTATGCTTGACAGATAACCGCTTGCGGCCTGCCAGACCCGTTTCGGGGTGTAACGTACACACCCAAGCTGTCAGCCCTTCCACGGACACCTGATGCGATTTTTGTAAAAACAAAACTTTCATAAGGAGAAAGAAATGGCTCTGTCTATTTCAAACGCCTTTGTTCAGTTGTTCGATGCGGAAGTTAAGCAGGCTTATCAGGGCGCACGCTCTTTAGCCGGTGTTGTTCGCGAACGGTCTGGCGTAGAAGGCAATCAAGTTAAGTTCCCGAAAATCGGGAAGGGTACAGCAACAGTGCGTGTGCCACAAACAGACGTGACACCTCTTAACGTGTCATATTCACAGGTCACAGCAACAATGTCAGATTTCATTGCTGCTGAATACAGCGACATCTTCAACCAGCAGAAAGTCAACTTTGACGAAAGACGCGAACTGGTGCAAGTAGTCGCAGGTGCCATTGGCAGACGCATGGACCAGCTCATCATTGACGCGCTGGACGCTGCATCATCACCATCAACTGTTGCTACATCAGTTGGCGGTGCAGGCACAAACATGAACCTTGCAAAGCTGCTTGCAGCTAAGAAGGCTCTGGACGCCAAGAACGTGCCAGCAGAAGGTCGTTGCATGATTATCCATGCCAACGGTCTGTCAGCATTGCTTGATGAAACAGAACTGACAAGCAGCGATTTCGCTACTGTCAAGGCTCTTTCAACTGGTGAGATTGACACATTCTTGGGCTTCAAGTTCATCACACTTGGTGACCGTGACGAAGGTGGCTTGCCGCTTCCATCAACCCGTACTTGCTTCGCATTCCACCGCGATGCAGTTGGCATGGGCATCGGCATGAACCAGCGCAGTGAGATAAACTATATAGCTGAGAAAACGTCATTCCTTGTGTCCTCAATGTTCTCCGCTGGCGCGGTTGCCATTGATGACGAAGGTATCGTCAAAATCTCAGCGACAGAATAAGGAGGCTGAACGATGGCTTTTGCAACAAGTGGCTTTCACACAGTAGCTGCATCGAAGCGCGGTAACGCACCTTCAATGTACACCTACACATCAGAAGACGCGATTGCGACTGTGAACACATCAGGTTATTTCAACGACCTGTCTGACACACTTGCAGTTGGCGACATCATCTTTTGCCATGACAGCGCAACACCAACAATGAGCATTGTTGTTGTCCTGTCAAACGCATCAGGTGTGGTTGACGTGTCAGACGGCACAGCCGTGTCAGTGGCTGACGCCGACTAATTGAGCGGGGCGGTTCGCCGCCCCCTCATCAATTTAGGAGACGCACATGGCGGCTGGTGATACCAAACTGTCTATCTGTTCGGACGCACTTATTATGCTAGGTGCGTCTCCTCTTTCCAGCTTCGGTGATGGCACAGACGAAGCGCAGGTGGCTGACCGCCTGTACGATGATGTGCGCGACACACTTATCATGCAGTATCCGTATAGCTGGA